CTGGCCTGCGGATGATCGGTCAGAGCGGCAGCGCTGAGTATCCCATCCAAATGCGTGCGCTCGCGTTCGGCGTGCAAGATCGGTGTCACAAGTTCCGCCGTGATGATGATCGGCGACTTTTGCAGCGCGGCATAGTCGTCGCGCCGCTGCTCCCATGTATAACTGCGCTTGCCCTTGTTCCAGGGCGCAACGCGCGGAAGCGAGCGCAGCGCCGCCCAGGTCATTTCGGCGCGCATAACAGTTTCGCCGTGCCAAGTCCGCCCGTGGTCAGGCCATGCCGCATCGCGTCGCGCGACGCCTCGACGTGGGCGAGGTAGGCGTCTGCCGGGGAAAGGTCGCTGGCGAGTACCGCCATGCGCCCGCGTCCTTGTCGCCCCTGCCCGCCGATGTAGCCATCCCAGCAGTTGATCGCGTGTGCCACACTGGCGATTGTGGCCTCCGGCGTGTGCATATCAAGCGACACCTCGACCAACAGCTTTGCGCCAGCCGCCAGCGTCTCGTAGGTGTAGAGCATCTGATTGCCGTCGCTCTCCGCTCCTGTACCTCGGGTGCGCGTTTCTTCGGTGAGCATGTCATAGGCGCTGATGCCTTCGGCTTCGGCAACCAGATCGGGAGCGATCAGGCGCAGTGCCGGCGCGTACTCGCGCGCCACCAGCCAGGCGGCCATGCGCAGGCGAGATCGCGGCAGGATAAAGCCATCAACGGCGCCACCGAGCAGGTCCAGGCTGGGATACAGGCGCTTGATCTGGTGACCGAGCGTCATTTCATCGCCGGGCGCTTTGCTTCCGGCAGCCATGTTGCCGCCGCTGAACAACAAATTCACCACGGACTGCGGTAACTCGCCGCGCCCGATGGCGAGGCGCGACAGCAAATCATCGTGCAGCGGGTTGCGAAACAGCACAGCGCGCAGGGCGTTTTCGGAGATAGACGGAACACGACCAGGTTTGCCGTCAACGATCATCCCCTGCCGCATAAAAATGCGCGTGTTGGTCTGGTTGTCGATGCCGGTCACGGTGTCGCCGTGCGCGATGGGCGTCACGGCTTGTAGCAGGATGGTATGTCTCATTTCAAAAGGTCTCCAAGGTCGCCCGCTTCGGGGCCGAATGGGTCTTTAATATCGCCCGTCTCCGAGTCGATGTGATCGGCTCGCAGTGCCTTGCGTGCGGCTTTGTCTTGGTCGTGCCACATGCGCGCCAGTGTGATGATGCTGGCGGTCTCGGTGGAGAGCGCGCGCAGCACGTCGCGCGCATCCGGCGCGGCGATGGCCTCAAGAATTCGCGCGTCTGCGGACTTCGGCGGCACGGGCCATTGCATGCGGCGCAGCAGCAGCGCCCAGAAGCGCGGCAGGCTGTCGGCCTGCACGGCGCTGATCTCCACGCGTCCAGCCAGCACGTTGTAGCGCTCGACGCCGGTGAACATCCCGGTGCCGTCGGAGCCGTTAAAACAATCCAAGCTGAGACGAATCATGTTGATGGCCGCCTGCTGGGGCTGGCTGAGTGTTGATAGCAGGTCTTGCAGCGGGTTTGACATCTTTCTTGCTCTCCTTTGTGACGCCGGCGGCGATGAGTGCCGGCAAAAAATGGGGCTGATTGCGATGGGCGGAAAGTTGCTCTTCCCACGCCATTGTCTTTATTGGATCGCGGATACTGCGGGCGTGGTCTCGGAACAGACCGTGATACAGGCTGGTTTTGGCATAGCCTGCGGTCAGCGGCTCTATCATGTTTCCGATCAGATCGAGGCATGCCGGAAGGCTGAATTCGCGCCACTCGGAAACGTCATAATCTCCAACGTGGAGATAGAGTCCGAAGCGGCCTACCGTGGCCATACGCACACGCGGCCAGAGCCGTGGCTTTACATCGGTTGTCATCACACCCGCCACGGGTGTTTCTCCAGGCATGGCGGCAATGTCTTCCAGTACATCGATCCACGGGCGTTTGTCGGTTACGACGGATTCAAGGCTGATGACGGTGTATTCCATCGCGCCAGGCGTGGCGATGTAGTTGCCGGGGCGTCCCTTTCCGGCGGCAAACATCCATGCGCAGGCTTGGCATACGTGCTTGCTTCCAAAGCGGAAATAATCGGCATGATTGGCCGTGCTAGGCGTCTCGATTTGTTGCAGAGGTATGCCCTGCCTGATAGTCGCGGCACAAGTCGCGCAGACCGTATCGCACGCCTCTTGCGTGTACGGATGCTCAGGTGATCCTGCTGCCATCCATGTGTGTATCGTCGCGCTCATATCATCTCCTGAATGGGCCAACTAATAATTCCAGCGGACGCCTTCAGCGCTCGATGAATTCAGGCGTTAGGCCCGCCCGCGCTCGGCCAGCATTGCATCAGCCAACGTGTAGGCATCGCGCGCATACATCTCGGGGCCTGATTGCGGCTGAACCGGGCAGGCGAGCATCCCTTGCAGCGCAGCAGCTGCGAAGTAGTCGCGCAGCGCCATGCCGTGCGCCTGCCACTTGGATAAGTCTTGCACGGGAAATGCAGGTTCTTGGCCCATCGGGCTCTCCATAGTAAGTTGCGGCATCACAAGCGCTTCAACGATGACGGACGAAAATGCACGCCCGCCTGTTAAGCTAAGCGTTGGGCGTCGGTTTAACCAGCATTCTGGCGGTGCTCAGAGCATCGGTAAGCTGTGCTATCGGCAATTCTATGCGCTGCCCGAATCCCGTTTTTATGTCGAACGTCGTGAAAATCGCCACACCATCGGACAGTTGAATCGTGGTGTCGCCAATGTGAAAAATAATACAGTCCATTCCATTTCCTCCAAGCAAAACTACCGGTTCAAAGCGACTACCTACGTCGGCTCCTTAACCTTTGCGTTATGCATCACCAATAGCCGAGAACGCGCAGCGCCAATCCTTAATGTCGCCGTCATTCCACCAAGCTTCTCCGAATGCGTTGTGGTGATCTGGAAGTTTGTGCGGCTTGTCGGCCTCAAACTCAAGTATCACACCCCGTCCGACCTTCATCGCCCAGGCCATCGCCGCTTGCATTGTGGTGAAGCCACGCACGGGCGCATGGATCGCTCCGCTTTTCCGGTACAGCTTCGCCTTCTTCTGCGTTGTCGCGTGGTATAGCTTCATTCTCAGTATCCATTTGCGTTTGGAGTCAATGCTGACTTTGCTACGTCCAATGCGTGTCTTTCGACAACACCTTTCCAATCATCTATCGGTGCCCGCATCGCCTCCACAGAAATGCGCAGCGCTTCGCGAAGCGCTGCGTTTTCGGCTTCAAGGCGATTAATCATCACAGCGCATTCTCCGTTGATGTCTCCACCTGATTTTTCATCAAACATTCCGTTTCTCCTGTGCTGTCAAGCTCAACAAGGCGCTCAAGTCTCGACATGGCGCGATAACCACGCGCCAGTTGGCCTTAACTAAGCGTTATCCGGCAGTTCATCGAATTCTTTGGTACCGTAGGTATTGCACGCGCGCGCTCATGGGTTATTCCATGTTCATCGGCTGACGTTCGCGTCTACCGCGCGGCGCTTGTTGCTGCTCTGCCTCGGCCATTTCTTGGGCGCGGATCGCTGCGGCCTCTTCTTCCGTCGGTTGCCATTTGCCGGGCGGTACGACATTCGACGACTGCGATTCGATCTGGCGCAGCGCTTCGTCGTCCAGGTCTACGACTTGCGCCGGCTGCGCTTCATCTTCCATTGTCACGTCGAACGCGACTTCCTCAATCGGTGCGGCTTGCTTGATGGCATGGCCGTCAATGGCCCCAGCGAAGGAGAGCGATTCGATGCTGATTGGCAGGTACTTGAACAACCGGCGAAGCACGGTCTTGCGCCCCATTTCGATGTAGTTGTCCGCCCAAGGCCCGGTGATGATAGGCTTGCCTTCCTTATCCTTCCGAACTCGGTTTTTCTCAGCCGACTTGTCGCGGATTGCGTTCACTTCATCGACGCTCATGAACTCAAACGAATAGCCGCCTCCGGTGAGCTTTGCGACTGCGTAGAAGCCGATGACGTTTCCGCGCGCGTTGAGTGATGGCTTGTGAACCAACTCTTCATCGAGGCCGTAGGCGAAGCGGAATTCATCGCGCTCACAGACTTCATGCGCCGCGATGCTGACGATCTGTCCAGAGCGACGTGCCAGGTCGAGCATGCCCTTGTATCCGATGATGACCTGCACTTGTGTTTCTACCGTTACCCAATCGTTTCCGCGCTTCTCGCGCTTGTCGAATGGCAGCAGGTAGGCGTGGCCCAGTGGTGTATTCGGCTCAAGTCCGAGCTGGGCACAGGTCACGACCGCGCCAAGAAGTGATTGAACGCTGGCGCCGGACAGCTTCGGCGTGGTGCGCATGGCTCCGAAGGCCAATTTCAACATTCGATCAGCATCAAAATGCTTTGGCAGCAGGGCGACGAGCGTGCCACGGTTGGCTTCGAAGAACTTCTTCACGGTGGCTGTTCCGACCTGCGATGCGGTTTGCTTGGCGACAGCGGCCATTTCCTGACCGGTCATGGTGGTTGCGACGGCGCGCAACTGGGATGCGGGTGCGTTCATGGTTTCTCCAGTGGGGGTGAGAGTTATTTCAGAAGCAGCGGCCGGGCTCCGGCCGTTGTTGTGGTGTGAGCTGCGATGACGTCAGCGGGTGCATTGAGCGAGGCGGCGACAGACTTCCAGTCGGTCTTGACGGAATCCTTGTTGTTCTTCCAGGTCGCAATCGGCTTTCCGTCGTAACCAAGCAGCACGGCGGCTTCGCCCATGCGGGCCTTGATCCTGGTGGCGAGCAGTTCGATTTGCGCTTCCACAGCCTTTGCAGTCGCCTTCAGGTTTTTCAGGTCGTCGCACAGCGCAATAAGATCTGAATCGGCCTCGATTGCCGTGCCGCCGTCGCGCTGATACAGCCACTTCACGTCATCGGCAGTTTCGGGGTCTGGCGGGTCCATGTTCTGGATGCGTTGCCAGAACGCGATTTCTTTGGCGCGGATGGCTGCGATTGTTTCCTCGTCGCGATCCATCCAGCGAATCATCGGGCGATCGTCGAAACCGGTGACGGCGGCAAACACTACGCGCTGGCGCGGTTTGATCATCAGACCGTGCATTCCCTGTGCTGCGTAATAGATCGGTATGTCTTCGGCGTCGTAAGCTCCCCAGCCGGAAGCGGCGAAGCGGTTGGCGGTCTTAATTTCCGCGTTCACTTCCTCTCCGTCGATCAGCAGCTCTGCATCCAGTTCACAGGCCAGGAATGGCAGTTCAGAATCGGTGTAACGCTGGTTGGTCGTCAGGACTTCGACCGAATAGCCGCGCTCTTGCAGTTCGTCTACCAGCATTTCCAGCACGATCGGTTCCCATCGATGGCCGCGATCCAGGATGCGCTGCTTTGACGGGGTGATTTCCTCGACGTAGGCACCGATCTTCTGTTGGTACAACTGGAAAGGCGATTTCCAGGGCGATATGCCCAGGATTGCGCCAACGTCGCTTCCGCCTATGAACTTTGTGCGGTCGTGTGTGATGATTTCTGGTGCGTTCATTTCGATTCCCCATCTTCAATTCCGTACTTGAATTGAATGTCCGCGATGATCTTATGGACGGTTGATTGCGCGGACTTGTGTGCAGATGTGTAGCGTCGGTCTAATGCCAGACGGCAGGATTCTTTCCCGGCGGCGATCAACTTCGACAGTTCTGGCTCCGGGATTGGGCGGGGGATGCGGACTGTCATAGCGCCCCCTGCTCGATCAGAGAGCCAAAAATCAGGAAGCCATAAAGCAACGCCAGCAACGCAAGCATTGCTACCAGGTCCGTGAGGTAGTCGCGCATTTTCATCTTCTGTCCTCCCATCTCTGGAGGAATGCCTTCACGTCGATCATGTCGCCGACCGGCTCATCCTCGTTGGTTTCCTCGATCTTATTCATGCGGCTGATGCACCAGACCAGTGCGATCAGCAGCGCGGCGGCAACCGCCAGAGCAATGAGTATTCTGGCGCTCATGCCGCCTCCGTCAATGTATGGGTGGCGACCTGCACCGCGCACGCTTTGACCATGCGAATTACCGCATTACCGACCAGGACAGCCGCGTCGCGCTCAGTCACACGGCAGGCCAGAACATCTTGCCCGATTTGGGCCAGCGCGAATGCGGCGATGTGCACGATATCACCGCGATCATCAATGAGCAGCTCATATCCATCAGCAGATTCTTCGGCCTTCGATTTCACCGCCCATTCGGCCAGAAGCGCATCAGCCTGCGCTGAGATTTCCGCCTGAAGCCTCTCGTGGTCGATTTCCGCTGCCGCGTAAGGCGACTCAAGCCATTTATCGTGTTCGTTCATGTCGCTTCTCCTTGTGTGTGTTTATAGGTATCCGTGGCTCGTGCCGTGGCCCGTGCCGAAGCCTGAGCCGTGGCCCGTGCCGAAGCCTGAGCCGTGGCCCGTGCCGAAGCTTGAGCCGCGTCCGTCGCCTGAGCCAGAGCCGTGGCCGTGGCCTGATCCGTCGCCGTAACCTGAACCGTCGCCGTCGCCGAATCCTGAGCCGTTGCCAGTGCCTGATCCGGAGCCCGAGCCCGAGCCCGAGCCGTAGCTGTTTACTGATTCCATATCTTCACCCCAGCGATGGATTCACGCGCCTTGTCGGTGATGGGGATGATTTCAATGGCTTCGGTCAGCAGGATTTCAGGCACTGTTTCCGGGAACTTGCAGTTCTCCGGCCTGCTTGTGCCATCAACGGCCAACTGGCTAAGGGTTGCAGCGCCGTCCCAGTACCAAATGCGGCGGGAGTTGGTGAGCACGACTTCTTTGCCGTCGCGTGATTGCAGGGTGCCTACATGAACGCCCGCGCTGTAAGTGCGGACCAGCACGTCTCTTCCTATCATGTCTTTTCCTACCATCTTCGTTCTCCGGTTGTTGATGGGGTGAACCAAAGATTAGACGAGCGCTAACATCGAGTCAATAGCCTTTGGTAAATTTATTTTCCGACAGCGTTACCGGGCCATCTAACCTTGCAGATGGTGGCATTGAATGCGCAGCGTCCTAACGCCACAGATTCAGTCCAGCCCGCCCGGATTTATGGCCTGGATCGCGCCAGCGACATGAGAAGCAGCGCGCCGAATACCCAGGGACAGATCACCGTCGCCAAACTGGCGTAGGGTGTCGGCGCTTGCGTCGTCGATGCTGATGTTCCGGCGCTTGATGCCGGTAGCGCCATCACTCGATTTTTTGCCCTGACCACGGCCTGGGCCGCCACGACCGGCGCGGACTTCGGCCAGTGCGGCCGCAACCTTGCTTTGTGGCAAGGTTCGCACCGCTCCGGCGTTGACTTGGATAAAGATGCCGGTAGCATCGATCCGCACCAGCGCACCTGTGTCTCCGTGGCTGCTGGTTATGGTGCCGAGCGCCCGGCTACCCGACGGGATGGTGCTGGTGTACAGCCGCCACGCGCCGCCAAGGGCGACGGTGAGGCGGCCACGATTTTGGTGAGTCATGGCCGCTGCTCCTTACCAGATTTGCTCAAGTACGCCGCTGGCGGACTGGCGGAAGGAAACTCCGCCATACGACTTTATTTCTGCCGCCTTTATGGCGCGAGTGGATCGCTTGGTGCTGGTGGAAACGAACTCATCGCGGGCAGCTTTGGATGGGAATTCGATCACGAACCAGGTGTTGAAGAAGCCAACATCGGTTTCAGTGCCGTAGTGGTTATCTGCTGCGTAGAAGGATTTGGTCATTTTAAGCTCCTTACCCCTGATCTCCCGAGGCGCGGAAGGGAAGCAATCTGCATCCCTTGAATTGAATTATACACACAAAACAAAATAACACAAGAACTTTTTGTAATTTTTTCGCCCGGAGCAGCGTCGCCTCGAACCGGTGATGATGTCTCACTGGCCCCATAAGCCAAGGATGAAGATGGCAGAGAAAGACGATGCCTATGGCTTGACATCAGCATTAGCACGATGTTAGCCTGCGCATATAATGACTCATGATGTCTCAAAACTATGAACCTAAAAGAATATCTCAGCACTACAGGCTCGTCGGTTGCTCTTGCCATAAAAATCGGCGTCACGCCAGTGATCATTAGCCAGTGGAAGACGGGCGTTCGCCCTGTACCAATAAGGCGTTGCCTCGCAATCGAGCGCACCACCAACGGAGCGGTGACGCGGCGCGATCTGCGCCCGGACGACTGGGAAAGCATCTGGCCTGAGCTGGCTGAGAAGGTGGCGGCTAACGCCTGAATTCAGGGTGATGGCTGCTTTTCGCCCGTCCAGCTTGAATGCAATGTTTTGCATGGAGAACAGGATGAAACTGGAAATTGAGATTACCGAAGAAGAAATTAAGAGCGCGGTTGAGCGCAAGGTAAGAACTGCAATTGCCGACCAGACAAACCAGTGGAATACAGACCAATTTATCAAGGATCGAGTAAAGGCACACTGGTGCTCCGCGATTGACGCGCTTGTGCTTGAAGTATTGAACGACAGCAAGTCGCTGCGCGAAAAGGTTGCTGCGGAATTTGAAAAGAAGCTGCGGGCACAATTGTCTTCGGCGATCAAGAATGCCGCCTAACGCATAGCTAAGTGGCGCGCGGCTTTTCGCGCGTCCCGCTTGAGTGCCGGGTTATGGCGCGGAGGTAAAGACATGACACTGGAACAAGCCTTGCAATGGGCCGAGAAGAACTGCACGCCGGAAACGGTTGGCCGGCTGCGCTCGCGTGACGTTGTTGCGACGCTGGCCGATGAAGTAAGGCGCACACGGGCGGCACTGAAAGAGATTGCCCAGCTCGAAGCGTACTACGGTGGAGAAACGCCGAGGAATGTTGCGCTGGCTCGTTCGGCTCTCGGGTGCAAGCGCCATAACTCCGCTTTGAGGGGCGACAGCGGCTTTATCGCTGGCGTCCAGCTAGAAAGCACAGTTATGCAACGGAATGACTGATATGGCTGACATTACGATGTGCACCCAGACACTTTGCCCGAACGCAGAGCACTGCTATCGAGTGCGGGCGAAGGCTAGCGACTGGCAAAGCGTGGCTACGTTCCAATACACGGTATCTGAGCGTGGCATTGAGTGTGCCAACTACATACCAATGTACTGCACAGTGGTATCCGACTCTACTATGCATAACGATCGAATTAAGGTACGCGCTTTAGCGCGTCCCGCTTGAATGAGGTGTTAGGCATGCCCTACATCCACGAAGACTTAACGCTCGACACTTACAGCGGCGAGATCACCAAGTGTGACCGCTGCGGGAAGATTGAGAAAACAATGGAAGCCACGCTAGATATTGTGAGCTATTGGGACCATGTTTTTTTCAAGAGACATAAGCCTGAATTTGGTGTTTTTTGCTACGAGTGCGCAAAAGCGGTGACACCGCTGGTGTACCAGTTGCGAGATGTTGATGAACTGACCATGTACGTAAACAAACTTGAAAGGGCAATAAATGAAAGCAGGAAAAATCGAAACCACCGGACAACTGCGCACGATGCTGGCGAATGCGGCAAAGGGTGTGCTCAACGGAGATTTGGACATCGACCGGGCGATTGCTTTGCACAAGCTGGCGAAGAACATTTCTGATTCCCTCTACTCTGAGACGAAGATTGCGATGTTCAGCAATGAGATCGGCAAAGACATTCCTGCGATGGGCGAGCTGCGCATCGGTGACGGAAGCGATGCCTAACGCCCAGCTAACAGGCGCTGCGCGCGACGACGATTTAAGGAGTGATGAACGTGGAAAACGAGACGAAGGTTGAAAAGGTTGATGGCGCAGCGTCCGGGTTGAGCGACGTGTTGGGCATGACAAACGGAGAAATGCAATGACTGTTGTTGAGCGGCACGGAGACATGGGGCGCGGCGTGAAATTGCGTCTGCTGACAGACAGCGACGGTGATGTGATTGTGATTTGCGACGGGGTGGATCAGATGACCGGGAAACCATCGTCTGTTGCTGTGGAATTTTGCCGTCCTGGCCTTGGCGGAGGCAGAAGCCCGCAGACTCTGGATGCGTTGCGCGCCCTGATGTTTGCGATGCAGTCGGAGAACGATTCTGCACCGTTCAACCCATGACGCCCAACGCATAGCTAAGGGGCGCGCGGCTTTTCGCGCGTCCCGCTTGAGCGCCGGGTTAGAGCGCAGTTAGACAACAAACGAAGGAGAAACCATGAGTTGCGATATTTGCGGACGCGGTAGCTGCTGCCCGATGTTTCACAGCGGCGAAGAGCAGCGCAGGTTTGAGAGAGTGATTGAGGCTTTCGACAAGGCACGGGAACTGCGCCAACAAGTGAATGAAGAACTTGACGACGAGGCACGAGCAAACGAAGAAGCTGAGCGCAAAGCGGAGTTTGACGCCGAGATGCGGGCTGATGCTTTTGGTGTCTAACGCAAAGGTTAAGGCGCGGCCGTAGGCCGTCGCCTTGAACCGGTAGTTGGGCCTTTGTGGAGAGTGAAATGGAAATTGATCTGTGGATAAAAGAGCGAAACGATGCACTGTCCGGATTGGACATGGACTGGGCGCGGAACATGATGCCGACCGCTACAGATGACCATGTTCGGCTGACTGCGATGCACAAGTGCCGTGTTGAATGCACTGACCTGGCGCGCGAACTACGCCATGCCAGCGTGGAATGGCTGCGCGAGCTAGGCTACAAGCGCATGGACGGCGGAGTACTACCGCCACTCGGGGCGCTACCGGAATGACGCCCAACGCATGTTATCCCCCATCTGTCCAATAACCTGCCAATAGCCATGTTATTGGACACAGGATTTTGTTTTACCCGCCACTGCCTAACAGCGGCTTCCGCCCCGGCCTAAAAAACGGTATTTTTTCGTATGCTTATCCCATGCATGGCAAATAACACGAAGGTATTGACTTAACATTTACACGCTGGTACTGTTTGCGACGTTGAACTTAATCTGGTGCAAACATGGAAAAACTCATCAAGTACATCAATGCAATGCCTGTGATTGAACGCGAAGCGTTTGCGTTCAAGTGCGGGACAACGGTTGGATATTTGCGGAAAGCGTGCAGTGTTCGTCAGGCGCTTGGGCCTGTTATCTGCCTCGCAATCGAGCGCACCACCAACGGAGCGGTGACGCGGCGCGATCTGCGCCCGGACGATTGCGCATCGATCTGGCCCGATCTTGCCGAGACGGTGGCGGCGTGATTCCGCTGTTACAAGCTCCCTTGCCGTGCGCCGCGATTCGCACGGCTTTGCCTGTCCTTCTGGACGGGCTTTTTTATTCCCTTCCCGTGATCGCATCACGGCCGGCTTCCGTCTTTTGTCGAAGCGGTTGCTGGGTCTCCCTAATCCTGCCGCCGGCCAGGGTATGCGTTGCCGGCACCAATTCCCAAAGGTGCGCGCATGGCTAAACTCGGCGGCGATTCCGTTGAACGGCGCTATAAGACCGGCGTCAAGGCGGTGATATGGCACACCTCGCCGGCCTGCGCGCGCTACCTAGAATACATGGAATGCCACGGCGACACCTCGCCAGACGTGCTCGCTGCGCAGTGTCACACGCAAGTAAAGTACGCCTACGGACTGACGATGCAACTCAAGTATGCTGGCGTAATCCGGGTGGTCGCCTGGCGACATAACGTGCGCGGCAACCCGACACCGATCTATCGGCTTGGTCCTGGTAAGAATAAGGCTATGCCGGAGCCGGCAACATCGGCCCAGCGACTGAGAAATCGTTACTACTCGATGGTACGCCTGTACGGCTCAACGGTAGCCAACAAGGTATTGAACAAGAGCCGGAGCAAAACACAGGTGGTAATCGACGGGCGCCGTGTGCGCAGCTGTGACCATGACGCGCATCTGGCTGGACTGGTTAGCAGATGAACCGCTTACTCGACATGCTGCTTGAGATGCGTATCAGCCTTGCGCGTCGTCGTCTGCTGCGCCATCCATCTCGCGTGAATGCGCTGCATTTCAACAATCTGATTCGTGCGCGCTCATCTGGACAGGTTTAGCGGATGGAATCGAAGTTCTTGACATCGGTTTGATATGGCACGAATCCGCTCGATCAAGCCAGAGTTCTGGACAGCAGAACAAGTCATGGAGCTGACGCCGATGGCACGCCTGCTGTTTATTGGCATGTGGAATTTTTGCGACGACCGTGGCGTGCATCCGGTAGCATACAAGACGCTCAAGGCCGAGGTTTTCCCTGCCGATGACGTGACAGCCTCCCAGGTTGAGCAGTGGGTAGGCGAGATGATTGAGCAATCCCTGCTCGAAACATTCCACGATGACAGCGGCCGCGCATGGTGGCACGTCACCGGATGGCATCACCAGCGCATTGACCGCCCCTCGAAAACCCGCTATCCAGAGCCGCCGCGCAGTGCGCCGCTACCCTCTGAAGCCGGATCGAATGAGGGCGGATGCGCGAAAGACGCCTCCAAAGACGCTCCATTTAATGGAGCACTCGACGAGCACTCGTCGATCACTCGTCGATCACTCGACGTGCACTCGCTGACGGAAGGGAAGGGAAGGGAAGGGATAAAACCAAGTGAGGATAAATCCTCACTCGTTCCCGACCTTGCGGCCGTGAACCAGCAGGACGGCACCGCAGATGAAAAACTCTGCCTGGCATCGGGAGCCGAGAAGTCCCATGCCGAACCCGATGACTGCCCGCATGTGGCGATCATTGCCCTCTACCACGAGCTTTTGCCGGAGTGCCCACCGGTGAAGAGCTGGCTCAACGGCCGGGCAGGATTGCTGCGCCAACGATGGCGGGAGGACAAAAAGCGACAGTCGCTCGACTGGTGGCGCCGGTTCTTCAGCTACGTTCACGAGTCCGATTTCTTGGCGGGAAGGGCGCGGACGCAACCGGGTAGACCGCCCTTTGTGGCAGACCTGGAGTGGCTGGTGCGGCCGAATAACCTTGCCAAGGTGATCGAGGGCAAGTACCACCACGAGGCATCGGCATGACCAAGAACCCGCAACATCCAATCGCTGCTGAGCAGGCCGTTATCGGAGCCGCTTTGATGTGGCCCGAATGCGTCGATTCGATACGTCTCGATCCTGAGGATTTCGCCAACATCGGACACGCTACGACGTGGCGAACGATCCGTTCCATGCTCGATGCCGGATTGCCGGTTGATGTGGTTACGGCGGCGGAATCTCTGGAGCGAATCGGCAAACTCGACACGTCTGGCGGTTTGGCCTATCTGGCAGAAATAGCACAGTCGGCATTGTCTCCGGCCAATGTCGGGCGTCATGCGGAAATCGTGAAGGGCGCTTCCATCCGGCGCGGTCTGATGGCTGCTCTGCACTCCATCGGAGAGGCCGCGCAACATGGCGACATCGGAGAAGTACTGGCCGATGCGCAGTCCCGCATCATGGCAATCGGAGAGCGCAGTGAAACACGCCAGCCGGTGCGCGTTGTTGACATCGCTCGAGAACGGCTGAACGTGCTGGATGATCGTTTCTGCGGAAACGATGACGGGCTATCGACCGGACTACCCGATCTGGACGACAAGCTCGGGAAGATTCGCCCAGGCGATCTGCTGGTCATAGCCGGAAGACCCGGCATGGGTAAAAGTGCATTCGCTATGCAGCTCGCTGAGGCGATGGCGACGGAACAGCGCCCCGCCCTGTTTTTCAGCCTGGAAATGAGCGCGGGGCAGTTGGTTGACCGGATCATGTCCAGCGCCGGCAGGGTGAACCTGAAGAAGTTCCGGACTGCCGCATTCGATGATCAGGATTGGCACGGCCTGACTGTGGCAGTCAGCCAGGTACAGTCCATGCCTGTGTTCATCGACGACCATAGCCATGTTCTGAGCGAGATTCTTGCGACGATGCGCGCATTCAAACGCCGGAATGGCGGAATTGGCCCGGTTGTGATCGACTACATCGGCCTGGTACAGTCGTCAGGCGATACGCGCGAGCAGGAGATTGCCAGGATTACGCGGTCTCTCAAGCTGGCGGCAAAGCAGCTTGGATGCCCAGTGCTGGCGCTGTCACAGCTCAACAGGAAGCTGGAAGATCGCAGCGACAAGCGACCTCTTCAGTCTGATCTGCGCGAATCCGGTGCGGTTGAGCAGGATGCGGATTCCATCCTGATGCTATACCGAGACGAGCTTTATGACCCAGACAGCGAGCACAAGGGCGTCTGCGAAGTGCTTATCCGGAAGAACCGCCACGGAGAGACCGGCGTAGTCCCAACCGTATTCCGCGCCGATGTGGTCCGGTTCGAAAGCTATGCGGGCCACTACAACCCGACATCGTACAAACCAATGCGCAGGAAAACACGCGATGACCTCTGAGGATACCCATGTGCGGACCGAAAACATGCAACAGCCCAACATGCACATGGGGCGAAGCACACAAGCTGGCGTGTCTGGCGCGCGCAGTGGCGAAACTTCATGGACTGGAAGTGCGTCGGGAATGGCTCAGGAAGTTCCGGGCCGGGCACGGGGATGTAGCGGCGGACAAACTGGAGCGGGAAATAAAGGCGCAATGGGCGAGTCGATAAAACTCACATTTCCGCCTGCAATTTCGGCTAATAGGTACTGGAGAAGCTTTGTCCCTCGCGGTCACACACGCGCAATCGTTGTTGTTTCAGACGAGGCCAAAGCCTTTAAGTCACAGGTCAGATGGATCGCCAAACAGGCAGGCATCCGCACCCCGTTTTCCGGCCGCGTGCAGGTTGATTGCCAGCTCTACCCAGCCATGCCGAAAGACGCTGCGAGCAGGATGCGGAAGCACGGCGACGGCTGGGACGACGACGTGCGCAGCATCGACCTCGACAACGCGCTGAAGGTCACTATCGACGCACTCAAAGGCATCGCCTACGAGGACGATAAGCAGGTGTGGCGCATCAACGCAGAGCGCATGGAGCCGACCGGAGATGCACGCATGGTTGTTACCATCACGCAGATCATCATTGACTCGCCACAGGCACGACTGATCTGATGACAGTCGATTCGTACCGATACCGCGATCCGCTCGAAGTGCTGATCGCCGACGAGTCCAGGACGTGCAAGGGCTGCGCACACGAGATAAGAACCGAATTCAGAACTGGTGGACAGAAGCAGGTTTACCAATCGTGCAGCAAATCAATGAAGCACGGTCGGCGTTGCAAGCAATACCGAAATAAAACGGAGACACCATGATAGATGAGCCGCTTTTCCCCCATGCTCACGCCGCCCTCGTGTTTGCATTCCGGTTTTCCGGACAATCCGGAGCAGCACCTACACCGATGGCTAAACTCATTCGAGGTCCAGTCGCAACAGGCAAAGGACTAACCGGCCTGGATGGCGCAGCTCAGTCCGGCATGATTCGCGCAGAAGTGGACGCTATGGCTCCGGTGCTGCGAAACATCATCGTGGCGCGGTTCGCGTTTGAGGAAAAGGAGCGTCTGGCGGCGTTGCTCGAACTCATTCCACACGCTGCCGCGCAACTCGGCACCGGAATTAATAGTCGCCGCATGGTCGATGCGCTGGTCCAGAAATTTTTCGGCGCGCGGGTGTTCCTACGCGACCTGGCCGATCAACTTGGCTGCCACGCAAACACCATAACGCCGAAGTGGGGTGCTATCCGGTCACGGTTCAGAGCAGATGAGGACCGGGCCCATGATGAAATATTCCACCGCCTGCAACGAGCCGGGCTATTGCCGGAGGCATGAAAATGTTGACACTGTGATTTTTTTGCCCAAAATAGGCATTAATCGACAAACCAAGAATTCCCACCAAAGCACGGAATGCACTCGCGACCGTGCTTTTTTCATTACAGGCGTGTCCGATGAGCAAGCTCTCGCCCCGTTTAGAGAAGTTCGCGCAGGGTGTTGCCAATGGCCTAAGCCAGGCAGAGGCGTACCGGCAGGCATTCCAGAATTCATTGAATTGGAAGGATGCGACTGTCTGGAACAAGTCCAGCGCAATCATGCGCCGTGGTGAGGTTTTGGCTAGGGTAGATGAACTTCGTGCCGATCTGGAAAAACAGGCTCTGTGGAGTCGCATGGACTCCGTTGCGACGTTGAAACCCATCGCCTTAGCCGCGGAGAAAGACAGCGACCGGATAGCGGCGGTAAAGGTGCTAAACGAGATGCACGGGTACAACGCGCCGATTCGTACGGAAGTCAGCGGCCCGAATGGCGGGCCAATGCATACCAGATCTACGGCGGACCTGACCGATGAAGAACTCGCGGCAGAAATCGCCAAATTCGGTATCCAATAGTAGAAAACTAGAGCTTCTTCGGGAGCACTCAATCCGCCTAGCGCGGAAAGACTTCCTGCACTTTCGCAGGCTGGTGAACACGAAATCCAAGCGGGGCTGGTGGCAAACAGAGATCGCACGAGAGTTGCAGGCGTTTTACGATGATCTGGTGGCGGGCAAGCGCCCAAAGTTGGTCATCCAGGCACCGCCGCAGCATGGCAAGTCTGTTCAGATCATCGACTTCATCGCATGGCTTGCTGGCAAAAATCCGGATTACAGGACGATATACACGTCATTCTCGGATCGTCTCGGGATTCGCGCCAATTTGAGATTGCAGCGGATGTACGACAGTGAGATTTACCGGAGCATTTTCCCAGGAACACGAATCAACAGCTCAAGCGCTGTTTCTGTATCGGCGCAGCACCTTCGCAATCGCGAAATCGTTGAATACGTTGGGCATGACGGTTTTTTCCGGAACACGACCGTTCGCGGATCAATAACTGGCGAAAGCCTGGACCTTGGCGTCATTGATGACCCCATACGCGGGCGGGCAGACGCCAACAGCGAGGCGATCAGGCAAGCCGCATGGGACTGGTTCACGGATGATTTCTTCACCCGGTTTTCGGAGGATGCCGGCCTGCTTGCAATCCTCACTCGATGGCATATCGATGATCCGATAGGCAGGCTGGTGGAGCGTTACCACGAAATCAGGGTGCTGAGCTACCCGGCCATTGCAGAGGTAGACGAGCCGCACCGAAAGGCCGGTGAGGCGCTTTTCCCGGAGCTCAAGAGTCTCGATTTCCTGTTGGAACGCAAGCAGGTGATGAGCTCCAGCAACTGGTTGGCGCTTTACCAACAGCGGCCAACAGCGGCAGAGGGCAATCTGTTCAAACCAGAGAAGCTGGAGATCGTCGACGCAATTCCAGCGGGCACTCGATTCGTCCGTGGTTGGGATTTCGCGTCAACGGCGGACGGCGGAGACTGGACAGTCGGCGGGAAACTTGGTGTAACACCTGGCGGGCGCTGGATCATCGCCGACATCGAGCGCTTTCGCGGCGGTCCTGAAACGGTCGAGGCATCATTGCTAAACACCTCTAGGCGCGATGGAACGGCATGCCGCGTTCGAATCCCGCAAGACCCTGGACAGGCCGGAAAGTCGCAGGCCGCGAACTTCACGAAGCTGCTGGTCGGCTTCGGCGCGACATCAAAGCCGGTGTCAGGAGACAAAGTAACACGGGCCGAGCCATTCGCGGCGCAGGTCAACGTCGGAAACGTGATGATGATACGCGCAGACTGGAATTCGCCGCTGATCGATGAAATGCGCGTGTTTCCAAACGGCACTCATGACGATCAGGTCGATGCGCTCTCGGATGCCTTTGACGAACTGAACATCAACAATTTCGGCATGCTGGATTGGATACGCCAGCAGGCCGAGGCACAGAAGGAAAAAGCATGCCAAACGTAACCATGACCGCGCCGAATGGAATTACGCAGATTACTGCTGGCAACTACACCTATCCAGTTGTGAATGGCGGCGTAACGGTTCCTGCGGAGTTTTCCAGCGAGCTACTTGATGCCGGATTTACGCCGCAGATATTATCCACTGACGCCAACGGCAACCCGGTGCTGCTGGGTCCGGATGGGGTTTCTTACGCTATCTCTGACTATGCGGCTGTGTTGTTCGCCAATTTGCCAGACCCAACGAAGGTACAGGCTGGCGTACATTACTACGTAAGCGATGTAGGTGTTGGCGGAAGCCAATGGTATTCGGACGGCACCCGCTGGCGTGCGCTAGGTGGAACTGTTGTCCTCAAAAACAACTATACCGACGTTACTTCTGTTGCAAATACAAACGAGCAGATTCTTGATCAGTTTTTATTCAAAGCGAACTTAATTAAGGCCGGAGATATTATCCGCGTTAAAAGTCGATACGATAAATCTTCTACCGTTGATACATGTTCTAGGCGATTTAGAATTGGCACTGCTGGTGATGTGGGGGATATGCAGATTGCATTGATTGCACAACCGGCCACATCAAATAGATCATTACACGACCTTCGTGAATTTGTTTTTAACACGGCTACTAGCATACGTAATTTAACGTCTACAGTTCCGACCGGGTATGCTTTAAGCACCGCAGCCGCAGCTGATACGGCAATTCCAAGCATATCAAATGCGCTTTACATGACGGTAACG